CTAGTTCTGTTGGCTGCGCTGGTTTCCAGATATTTTTTAAAGCTATTTCCATAGATATATAAGATTATATAATTTAGACCATTTCTATAGTCAAGTATGACAAAAGACTTGACAGGCTATCTGGGTGAATTATTGAGGATTTACGATGAATTTATACGGATTAAATAATGGCTAGAAATGAGTTTTATAGCGTAACACGCACTCCTGTAAGCATTTGGCACAGAAATCAGCATGATTTGATTGCCGCAACGGATATTGATTTATGCGAAATATGTCCAGCTTGCGCTAAAATCCTTGTAATTAGCGACACAATTTACAATGTGGATGGCTCATTTAGAGGCAAATCAGAGTGGCTGCAAAGACCATACAAAGAAATAGCCAAATGTTTAAATATTCCATTTTGGGAGGTTTTTTACACAGTCAATGAATTTGACGCACAAAGACCAATTGTAGAATTTAATATTCGAAGAATTTATCCAAATCCAACAAACGATTTAATTAAATTAGCTCCAGACGAATACCTGCAATACCTGGAACATAAAGTTCAGCAACATATTCCAGATTGCAAATCCAAAGAATATTTAAAAAAAAGAATGAACACACCGACACAACAAAACAAAACATTAGCAAGAAAAAATAATTATGAAAGATTATTATCCTAGCTGCAAAGCGTTAATAACAAATTTAAAATTAACAAATCAAGAATTTAGAATTTATCAATATCTTTGCTCTCAATATAATTTACGAAAACATGAGCCGTTTGTTCGAATTGTAAATATTGCAGGATTTTTTCAAATATCAATCGCAACAGTTAAAGAAATATTATCCAGGCTTGCAGAGCTGGAACAGGATCAAAAAAAATTACTTACAGTTAATTTTAATGGAACTTATTTAGAATTTGAAATGCCGTATTACAAATCTTTTTTAGAAAATTTAGGATTTAAAAAAAATAATCTTGCGGCTGGTTTTAAAAACGTACAAAATAAATTAAAAGAATTAAATTCGCAGGCAGATACTAAAATATATTTATTTCCTAAATTAGATCAATTTGATTTGTCTGAGGCTTTGCGAGATATGCCAGATGAAGATTTTGATAAAATAAAGCCAAGTCAATTAAGATTTCCTTGGGTATATTATGATGAAAAAACTAGACGAACAAATACTCAATAAAGAATTATATACAGAAGTTCAGCTTATGATTTTGCTGGAGGATGCTGTTTATACTGAAAGATTTATATCAAAACCTAGTAATCGCAGAGTTCCTGCTATGTATAAGATTATAGAATGTTCTTATGATGAGCAGGATTATGGATATTATATTGCATCATACAAAGGCAGAGCAACGCCAAGGCAGCTCACAAGATATAATTTTGCGGTTGAAGTTATGCTTATGATAAAATCTGATGTTGATATTGATCCTGTATTTGCAAGGAAATTGCTATGGATGAAAGCAAATAGATTTCCAATGACAAAGTTAGCAAAGATGTTCGGTTATCACAGAACTACATTAAAAATTAAATATCAGACAATATTGGAACGATTAGTTAAAAAAATAAATTCTACATTTTCGTTTGACAGACTCGACAAAATTCTTTACAAATATTGATACGCTCATCGTATTATTTATTTCTCACACACATCATAAATAAAGTTATTATCCTAGCCTATACAAATAAGCGAACAGCTGTAAAATAACAGTCTGTTGTCAACTACAGTTCATCTATGCGCTGTTGTTTATTTTTTAAATAAAAAGTCTTGCAACAGGATAGTTAAGAATAATACTCACAACAGTACTTATGAAGAAGATTAGAGTTGATTGCGAAACCATAAACAAACAAAATAAACTTCCTTGCAAAGCTCCAGGAATATTATGCAAGAACGGTAATATTCGTTGTAGAGTTCATGGTGGATATTCCACAGGTCCAAAGTCTGCAAAGACAACCGAAGGTAAGATAAAATTATTAAAGAATTTAAAACTTAAAAATTATGAACGAATTGCAACTGACATCAGAAATAGAGAACTCAATCATAACTCAATTGATGAACGGAACACCATTAACCAAGATTTGCAAAGCCAAGGATAGTCCAAGTTTATCTAAAGTTTATAAATGGATTGCAACTAACAAAGAATTCGCTGATAAGATTTTAACTGCAAGACGCATTGGAGCGCAAACATATTTAGACAGTATGATTGAAGAGCTTGAAGGCGCAGACAATCGCAACATACAAGTTGTTAGAGAAAAATTACATCACTATCGTTGGTTAGCCTCAAAGCTAATTGGTATCTATGGTGATAAACAAGAAATTAGAACAGACAGCAAGATTGAAATTACTTGGAATGTGCCAGACGTTAACACAAATACAAATACGAATGTGATTGATGTGAGTGTAAGTCCAGATGATATTAGTTTAAATAGTTCGGTAGTGCGCACATAAAAACATATTCTCGCACGCATCAAGAGGTTAGGAATTTAATAAGTAATTAATAGTTTTTGTACCAGACTTGCACCAATATATTAAATAGATAAGGCAATCCGCTACAGAGTGTCGGCTAGTCAAGCTAATGACTGTTTTTCGCCAGGCAAATTACGTTTTTTCTGAGGTACTACACCTCAAAATCGTGGGTGCGGTCTTTATGCGATAAATTACCGATCAAACAAATGAACGAACGAACACAGTCATTAATGAAATATATTTTAGATAAATACAAAAACATACAAGCGGTTACATTCTCAACGCATAATAACGATCTTGTGATTAATTTCTCAGGATTTGAATGCGAAGAAGATTTAAAAGACTTTGCAGATTTTGTATTTACCAAAATCAAAATGCAATATGTGGATCTGCACAAGATGCCTAGCATTCACTAATGAAAGTTGTTCTACCTTATACACCAAGAAAACAGCAAGCCTACGTTCACGATGAACTAAGCAAATACAGGTATGCGGTTCTGTGTTGTCATAGAAGATTTGGCAAAACAGTTTTGTGTATTAATCATTTAATTAAAATGGCGATGACGAATAGAAATCATCAGCCACGATATGCTTATATTGCACCGACTTATAGTCAGGCAAAGAAGATAGCCTGGGATTATTTAAAACATTTTACCGACAAGATACCTGGCACTAAATATAACGAAACAGAGTTACGTTGTGATTTGGTCAATGGAGCCAGAATAACTTTATTGTCATCTGAAAATCCTGATAGCATTCGAGGAATATATTTAGATGGCTGTATTATTGATGAAGCTGCACAAGTTCAAGCTGCTTTAATAGATGAAGTTATTACTCCTGCGTTATCGGACCGCAAAGGATTTATGATCCTAGTTGGAACGCCTGCAGGTATGAATAATTTATTTTACGATTATTACCAAAAAGCTCAGTCAAATAAGAATTGGTTTTTATATAAAGCAAAAGCCTCTGAAACAAAGATAGTTGATAAAGAGGAATTGCAAGCCGCTCTCGGAGTTATGGGGGTTGCTAAATATAACCAAGAATTTGAGTGTTCTTTTATTGGTAATATTAAAGGCTCTATTTATGGAGAACTACTAGGCAAACTTGAAGATAAAAAACAAGTTGCCTCTATTCCTTATGATCCTGCTTATCCTGTAAATACTGCCTGGGATATTGGATTTAGTGATAGTACATCCATAATATTTTTTCAGCAGATCGGACACGCTATTCACATTATTGATTACTATGAAAATAATAATCAAGCGTTTCCACACTATGCACAAGTCTTAAAAGAAAAAGATTTTGTGTATGAAAATCACTACGCACCACACGATATAGAAGTTACAGATTTTGCCTCTGGTAAGACCAGAAGAGAAGTTGCTTATCAAATGGGGATTAGATTTAGAGTAGCACCAAAAATTCCGTTAGAAGATGGAATACATAGTGTCAAAATGGTTTTAGAGAGATGTTTCATTAATATTGATAACTGCTCTAAATTAATAAATGCACTACGTCATTATCACCGAAAGTATAATGACAAAGACAGAGTATATAAACTTTCAGTAAATCACGATTGGTCATCGCACGCAGCAGATGCTTTGCGAACCTTAGCCGTTGGTTTGCAAGAAGTTAAAATTTTTAACAACACCAGCCGACAACAAGTGGCTGATAACCAATTTAATATATTATGAGTTTTATTTTTGGAAAACCAAAAATGCCAGAACCTCCAAAATTTATAGAACCTAAAGTAGAGGCGGTTCCAAATTTTGAAGATGTAAAAAGAAGAGAAGCAGAAGAACTTGCTATGCGTGAGAGCATGGCTAGAAGAAGAGGTAGACGTTCTACAATATTGACAGGTACAGGACTTACAAGTTCTCCTGAATTAGATAATAAAACTTTATTAGGCGCTTAGTCATGGGGTTAGGAAAAAAGATTGTTGATGTAATGCAACAAGCTACAGCAATAGAAAAAGCTAAAAAAGAATCAAAATCTACACCAGCTGCTAAAGCAACAGCAGATAATAAATTACCAATGTCAAAAAGAAGAACAAGATCTTTGCAAAAACAAAGTCAGTTAAATAATCAAACAACTTTACTAGGAGGTTAACATGGGTGGACCTGTTCCAAATCCGTTTAAATCAAAACCAAAAGCACCAGAGCAACCGCAAGTGCCAGCACAAATGGAAGCACCAAAACCAGCTACCGTTCCTGCAGGACCAACTGCTGTCGAAATGACAGATCAAAGATTGATCGATGCAAGACGCAGAGGCAGACGTGCAAATGTTTTGACAGGCGTTACAGGACCTGCAGACACATTGTCTTTAGGTTATAGATCTTTACTTGGATAAAAAATGCAAGAACAAAATTTAAGAGATCTCTCACGAGATTTAAAAAGAAATTTGTCTAGGCTAATGGAGCAAAGAAGCAACTTTGAAAGCCATTGGCAAGAAATAGCAGACGTACTGCTGCCTAGACGAGCCGACATTACAAAAGAACGAGCAAAAGGCGACAAGCGAAACATAGAAATATTTGATGGAACAGCCATACATTCGCTCGAACTTTTGGCAGCTTCACTACATGGAATGTTAACCTCATCCGCAAATAGATGGTTCTCTTTAAGATTTAAAGAGCCAATTCTAAATGATGAGGATGAAGCGAAAGAGTGGTTGGATGATGCAACAAATAAAATGTATGTAGCCTTCAACCGTTCTAATTTTCAGCAAGAAGTTTTTGAGTGTTACCATGATTTAATTGCATTCGGTACCGCTTGTCTAATGATCGAAGAAGATCGAGAGGACATCGTTCGTTTTTCATCAAGACACATAAAAGAATTATACATAATGGAAAATGACAAAGGATTTGTTGATACCATTTATCGTAAATTTAAAATGCCAGCTCAGGCAATTGTTTCAAAATTTGGAGCAGAGAATGTTAGCACTTCTGTTCAAAACGCATTTAAAAAAAATCCATTTGACGAAATATCTTTAGTTCATGTTGTACGACCAAGATTAATGTACGATGAGAAGAAAAAAGATAAAAAGAATATGCCGTTTGAAAGTATTTATTTTGAATACGAAAGCGGACATATTATTTCACAAGGAGGATTTAAAGAACTTCCTTACGTTGTACCAAGATATTTAAAAGGTTCATCAGAGATATACGGCAGATCTCCTGGAATGAATGCTTTACCTGATGTTAAAGTTTTAAACAAAATGGTTGAAGTATCATTAAAGGCTGCAGCTAAGATGGTTGATCCACCATTATTAGTTCCTGATGACAGTATGATTTTGCCTGTTCGTACAGCTCCAGGCTCATTAAATTATTATCGATCAGGCTCACGAGATAAAATTGAACCATTACAAATAGGTGCAAACTCTCCACTTGGAATTAATTTAGAAAACCAAAGAAGAGATGCGATTGCAAAAACTTTTTATGTAGATCAATTAATGATGTCTGGTTCTAATCGTTCTATGACAGCCACAGAAGTTACGGCTCGTAATGAAGAACGAATGAGAATTCTAGGACCAGCATTATCAAGATTACAAAACGAATTATTGCAGCCAATGATTATTCGAGTGTTTA